GGGCCGCACGCTCATCAGCCAGCAGGGCCGCGATTATCGCCGCGTGGTGGCTGATGACGTCAATCGCCGCACCCTGCTGCAAAAACCCGCCGGGCGCCTGGCCGTGCACGTGGACGCGTTCCCGCCGGATGCGCGCCGCCGCGACCTGGACAACATCGGCAAGGCGCTGCTCGACGCACTGGCCCATGCGGGCGTGATTGCCGACGATGGCGATATCGACCATTACAGCGTGACGCGAAAGACCAAAACGCCGGGCGGATTGGTGCGCGTGTTTGTGGGGAGCCATGAGCCGATTGCGTGAAATCGATTGGACAGAAATCGTGCTGGATTTACGCCGCGCTGGCATGACGCAGCACGACATCGCGCGGGCGACCCACGGGGCCAGCGGCGAGGCGGCGATACGCTCGTATCTGGCCGGAGCGTCCCCCGTGCATTGGCGTGGCGAGATGCTGCTGGCCGTGTGGATGCAACAAACCGGCAAGCCGCGAAGCAACGCGCCAATGCGCATTGCCAATGCGTATCACGGCACCAGCCATCGCAAACGCACGCTTACGGCCAACAGTTTGCCAAAACTGGCGCGCGCCTGCGGGGTGAGCGTGGCGCAGTTGCTGCGCATGATGGCTGCGGGCAGACGTGGCGTGACGGCAAAGCGCAAACACCACAATGCCAATTTGTCACTGCCCGGATTTGAGCGATGATCGATAAACCGTTGACGCCAAAGCAGCAGCGCTTTGTCGATGAATATCTGATAGACCTGAACGCCACACAGGCGGCGATACGCGCCGGGTACAGTGCGAAGGCGGCGCATGTGCAGGCCGCGAACTTGTTAAGAAATCCTAAGGTGAAAAATATCATCAACCATGCTCAACAAGCCAAAACACAGCAGGCATTGATCGATGCGGTCTATGTGTTGAATCGCCTTAAAGACATCGCCGAGATGGACGCCGCCGATATTCTGGACGATGACGGCAGTATCAAACCGATCCGCCAGTGGCCCAAAATCTGGCGGCAGATGATTTCGGGGCTGGACGTGGTGAATAACCCTGACACCGGCGTGGTACTGAAAAAAATCAAATGACCCGACAAAATCAAAAACCTGGAATTGATAGGCCGCCATATTGGCGTGGGCGCATTTAAAGAAAAGCTGGAAATATCCGGCGAGGTCAGCCTGGTGGGGGCCAAACTGCGAAGCCGCAAGCACGGCAAAGACGGGGAACACCATGCGCCCGGTCAGTGATGACGACCTGGACGTGGTGTGCGCGCATACCCACGACCCGCTGGGCTATATCGAATGCCTGTATCCGTGGGGAGAAGCGGGTACGGAACTGGCCAAGCACGCGGGCCTGCGCCAGTGGCAGGCGCAGGTGCTGGCCGATATTGGCGCGCATTTGCAAAATCCGGCTACGCGCCACACGCCGCTGCGCATTGCGGTGGCATCGGGTCACGGCATCGGCAAATCGGCCTGCATCGCGCAGGCGGTCAAATGGGCGCTCGATACCTGTGTGGATACGCGCGTGGTGGTCACGGCCAACACCGAAAACCAGTTACGCAACCGCACCTGGCCGGAAATCGGCAAGTGGCAGCGGCTGGCAGAAACCCACGACTGGTTCCACGTTGCCAAAACCAGTGTGTTTTCCGCCGACCCGGGTTGCGAAAACACCTGGCGGGCCGATGCGATACCGTGGTCAGAGCACAATACGGAGGCTTTCGCGGGCCTGCACAACGAGGGCAGCCGCATACTGCTGGTGTTCGATGAGGCGTCCGCCATTGCCGACAAGGTGTGGGAAGTGGCCGAAGGGGCGCTCACGGACGCCAACACGGAAATCATCTGGCTGGCCTTTGGCAACCCCACGCGCAACAGCGGGCGGTTTCGGGAGTGCTTCCGGCGCTATCGCAAACTGTGGAAGACGTATCAAATCGACAGCCGCAGCGTCGAAGGCACCAACAAGGCCTATCTGGACGAAATGGTGCAAACCTATGGCGAGGACAGCGACCATGTGCGCACGCGGGTGCGCGGCCTGTTTCCGCAGGAGGCCGACAGTGCGCGCCAATTCATCAACGCGACTGACGCTCAAAATGCGTTTGGCAAACACCTGCGCGCCGAACGATACAACTTTGCGCCGGTGATTCTGACCTGCGACCCGGCCTGGGAGGGCGATGATGAACTGGTCATCGGCAAGCGTCAGGGGCTGTTTTTCGACATTTTGCGTGTCATCGCCAAAAACGACAACGACATTGAAATCGCCCAGATTCTGGCGCGGCTGGAAGATGAACATCAGGCCGATGCGGTGTTTATTGACTTTGGCTACGGCACGGGCATTGTGTCGGCGGGCAAGACGATGGGGCGCGGCTGGCGGTTGGTGAATTTTGCCGCAGCCAGCGCCGACCCCGGCTGTCTGAACAAACGGGCAGAAATGTGGAAGCTGACGCGGGACTGGTTAAAGCAGGGCGGGACGATACCACCCGATCAGCAACTGGTGGACGAACTGACCGCACCCGAAACCAAGCCCCGGCTGGACGGCAAATTGCAGCTTGAATCCAAGGCCGACATGAAAAAGCGCGGGCTACCCAGCCCGAACAGGGCTGACGCGCTGTGTTTGTCGTTTGCCTATCCGGTGGCGACAAAAGCGCGGCGGCTGGCGCGGCCACGGTTTGCACGGATGGATTGAAGAACCCTGCTCAGGCAGGCACGGCGTGTAAGCGCACGCCCAACGCGCCCAACACTTTCAGCACGGTATCAAAGCGGGGTTTGGCTCCCGGGCGCAGCGCCTTGCCAAAAAACGCACAACTCTGCGGATGCGCGCCGCCACACTGGACGCACAAAAGCGAAAGCCCCGTCAGCGGCTAACTGGCGAGGTTTTCTGGTCAAGCCTCTGGACAGATCAGAAGGACAACATACGTAAAGTTTAACTTTGGCGAGTGGATTGTGGAAGCGCTTAAAATCATTGAACAAAGCGTACACCTGCGCTGGTGGTAGCGCTGCCATGCAGATTATCGCGCTCAAACCCGAACACCTGCTGGCGGTGCAGATGCAACCGGCGCAAGCCTGGGCGGCCTCATGCATGACGCCTGCCATGGCGCATGAAGTTGCCGCTGGCAGCGTGGTTGGCGCGACGGCGGTGCAGGCCGGGCGCGTGATCGCCTGCGCCGGACTGATCGAACTGCACCCCGGGCGTGCGCAGGCCTGGGCGATGTTTGCGTGCCAAGCGTTGGCACACTTTAAAAGCATTCACCGCGTCGTGGGTGCGGTGCTGGCCGCGTCGCGCTGGCGACGCATTGAAATGTATGTGGATTGCCAGCACGAGGCCGCGTGCCGCTGGGCGGCGCGATTGGGTTTTGATCGCGAAGGCAGGCTGCGCGCGGTCACGCCCGATGGACGCGATTGTTATCTGTACGCACGGATGACGGAAAAACAGGACAAGGAACACTGATCATGGACCCCATCACAATGCTGGTTGCGGCGTCTGCCGCCTCTACCGCCATGAGCGTGGTCGGTAGCATGCAGCAGGGCCGCGCCCAGGCTGCCAATTACGGCATGCAAAAGCGCGCCGCCCAACACAACGCCCGGCTGGCCGAACAGGAAGCACAGCAGGCGCGTGAGGCGGGGCTGCAAAACGAATTGGGTGTGCGTCAGGACACGAGCAGGCAGATGGGCGCGTTGCGTGCGGCGGTGGGCGAATCGGGCTTTGATGCGGCCTCTGGCAGCGGTATGGCGGTGCAGCAGCAGGCCGCGCAAGACATGGAAATGCAGGCGCTATCGGCCCGCTATGGGGCGCTGTTGCAAGGTTACGGCGGCGAGAGCCAGGCGGGCATGGATCGCTATTCGGCACGGGTGGCGGGCCGCTCCGGGCGCAATGCGCGTGCGGGCGGCTATATGGGTGCGGCAACGAATCTGCTTGGCGGTGCGGTCAGCCTGTACGGCAAAAAGAAGGGGTTGGAGGCATTGCAAAAATGAGCATCCGCATACCGCTTCCAACCCCGGGCGCACAGGCTGGCCAATCTGCGCGCCTGCCATTGGGGATCTCGGGCGCACGCGCGCCGATGACGACGGTCGATGACCGGCGCGGTGCCGCGCTCACCGGGCTGGCAGGCGTCTTTGACGGCGTGGCAGACCCACTGCACGGGCAGGAAATGCAGCGCCTGCGCGATGCCCGCGCCGCGCAGGCCGCGTTGCAAAAAGAGCAATCCAACGCCAACATTTCCAAAACCGTCAGCGATGCCCATCTGTTCTGGACGCAAGAGCGCCAACGCATGGCCGATGAGGCTGCGCCGGGTGCGCCGGACTTCACCCCCACGCTACTGAAATCGTTTGATGAGTACTGGCAAAAAATACTGGACGAGGCCCCCGAATCCGACCGCGCGGCGTTGACGGTTGCATCGATTGGCCAGCGTACACAGATAGGCAATGCCGCGCTGGCCTTTGAGGCGGGCAAACAGCGCGAACACCTGATCAGCCTGTACCGTGATGGCATGCAGGCCGACGCTGCCACGCTGGCGTTAAATCCATCGGGCTACGCAGAAATTCGCGCACATCGAATGGCGGCGTTTTCGGCCTCAACCCTGCCCGCCGACCTGCGCGCGGCCTTGCGTGCCGAAACTGAAAGCCTCCTGGCGAAAACCACTGCCAGCGCCACACTCACCGGCGAGCCGTCGGGCGTTTTGTCTGCCATGGCGCGCATGGCAGCAGGCGAGGCTGCCCCGCGTGGATTTGAATGGATGGAGCATTTGGAGGCGGACTTCCGCCTGCAACTGCGCAGCCGCGCGCAGGCTGAACTCGACCGGCGCGAGAACCAGACCCGCATCGCTGCCGCGCAGCGCCAGGCGGCGGCGTCGGGCGCACTGAACGCCTACACCAAACAGTTATCGCTCGGCATCCCGCCCCGGCCCGAAGACCTGAACCAGTGGAGCGCCCTTATCCGGGGCAGCGAATACGAGGCCGAATTCAAGCGCCTGCAACACGGCTACGGCCAGGTGCAGTCGCTCTTGGCAAAGCCGGTCGCCGAACAGGTAGACGCCTTACAGGCCATGCAGGCCAGATTGCACACCGAGGGCGGCAACGCGCAAGACTTAAGCATGCTGCAACTGGCGCAAACCGCGCTCATCGCCAATATCCAGATGCAGACCCAAGCCCCCCTGCAATGGGCGGCGCAGTTTGCCGACGTCCCGATTGCGCCGCTGGACGTTGCCATGCTGGCCAGCGAGGACGGCGCGCAAGCCTACGCTGCCACGCTCACCGCGCGCGCACACACCATCGCCGCCTTGCAGAGCCAAAACCCCGGTGTGGCGATTACG